TACATAACACTGTCTGATGCAAACGCAATTGTAGAGGGATTAATTCTTGATGATGATGTATCAGTATGGGATAGTTCAAATACTGACAATAAAAACAGAGCTTTATATACTGCTGCGGTCAGGATTGATCGAGAAAGATTTTTAGGTGCAAGAGTAACAGACACACAAGCATTACAATGGCCTCGAACAGGTGTCAGGAAACCAGATACATATATCAATACATATGCAACAGGCTTTCCATTTCGCATAACAACTGATTATTTTACTGATACAGAGATTCCAGAACAAGTTCAAAAAGCACAAGTTATCTTAGCCGTTTATTTGAATAATAATAGGAATGGGTTAGGATTAGGTGGTCTTGAAGATTTCAAGAACGTAAAAATTGGTAACATTGATGTAACACCAAATTTTTATGGTGCTGTTGGTGCTGATAGAGTACCACCACTATTTGAACGATACTTTACTGGTTTACGACATAGTGGACCTGCTAACGTCGCAATTAAACGGAGTTAACAATGACTTATTATCCAGCTGCCAAAATTATTAATGATACTGCTGCACATACAGGTCGATTTGGCTGTATAAAAGCATTACAGGATTCAGTTATCAATACTTTGGTTGCTGAAAACATTACAGGAGATTTAACATCATTACAGTTTAAATCAAATACTGCCATTGAGGGTGTAATAACCAGTGTCAAGCTTGATAGCGGGACTGTTATTGCTTATCTGATATGAGCCTTGCTAACGCATTAAAAAAAGCTGCATCGAAATCTTTGGCAAAGTTAGGTGGAGATGTAACCATAAGAAGAGTTACCGTCGGTGCATACAATACAACTACAGGTGCAATTGCTGAGACATTATCAGATACAACAATAAAGGGTGCGTTAAGTAATGTTTCAAGAAATCAAGTTAATGATCTTATTGAGTCGCAAGATAAATTACTAACAATTTCTGCTGGTGATATTACATTTATACCAACCACAAAAGATAGAGTTGTTATAAGTGGTGTTGAATTTAAAATTATTCAAGTTCTGATAAATGAACAAAATAATACAGCAGTTAGCTTTGAGTTAGTTTTGAGGTAAAGATGACAAGACAAATAAGACTAGACCAAATAGATGATCTGATGGCAGAAGCGGTACAACAGTTGGTACAAAAAACAACATTGCGTTGGACAGAGTTATCAAAAAAAGCTACACCTGTTGATACTAGTAATTTAAGAAATGGTTGGAAAACTGATATAAGAAAATTTAAGGGTACTATCATTAATAATGTTGAATATGCAGAACCAGTTATTTACGGTACTTCACTACCACCTAGTTGGCAGGGTAAATTCAGAACAAGACAACAGACAATAAAAGGCTTTCCAGAATTACAAGCAAAACAACTTACAACTCAGTATATTCCAAATGAGTTAAAAAGAATTATTAGAGGTATGTAATGGCAGCAACCGATTTAAATACAGTCCGAGCAACTATAGAAGGCAGACTTGCAACAGAGTTAGCATCTAGCCCTGCTATACCTGTTGTATTTAATAATATGTCTTTTGATTCAACTACAGAAGATACATTTGTTCAATGTCAAACAAGTTTTGGCAGTGGTGCATATTTAACTCAAGGCGGTTCAGCAAACTCTGTTAACAGTGTTGTTGGTTTAATACTTTTAAATATTTTTACAGAAGAAAATATTGGTGCAGGGTCAAACTTTGTTATTGGCAAAAGGCTGCGTGACCTTTACAATAATCTTACAGTTTCAAATGTAATTTTTGATTCGCCAATAGGACCAGAAGTTTTGGAATCTAGTCCAGAGGGTAAGTTACAAACACAAATTAGAATTACTTTTGAAATATACGAGGAACTTTAAATGGAAATTACTGAAGAAATGCTTGATGTAATTGAAGCTGTAAAGGGAAGGCGTGACCCTGCCTATTGGGATAATCGTTGTAAAAGATATATGGAAAACCAAGAAAATTTAAAAAAAGATGTGAAAAAACACAAAAAAGGTTAATATAAAATAAATACTTTCTTTTGTTATGGCTATCAAGGGTGATGTTGGCAAAATTATGTTTGAAAACGCTGGCGGTACGGAAGCTGACGTTGGACAAACTAGGTCTTGGTCTTTATCTATTACTAAGGACACTATGGAGACAACCAAGCAAGGTGATACTTTTAAAACAAATATCGGTGGCTTAATATCTGGTGAAGGTTCAGCAGAACTTTTATATAACCCTAGTGAAACAGGTGCAGGGTATACAACATTTATTGATGATGTACTAACAACAGGAGACAATGCTGACGCATTATTTGAATTATTCCCTGATTCAGCAACTTCAGCAAAGAAAATTAGTTTTGCTGGTATTATTACTTCTGCTGAATATGGCGCAACTCTTGGTGAAGTGCAGATTATAAACATCAGTTTTCAAACAAGTGGTACCATAACTTCAGCTATATAGTATATTAGGGTAATACAATTAATATCCTATGCCAGCAAAAAGAACAATTGACCTGTTGACTTCATCTTATGGTGATGAAATGTCAACTAGAAGAAAGTATGAATTTAAAAATGCTAAAGGTGAAAAAATTATTGATTTATATTTTAAACCTTTAACAAGATACGATAGACAAAAAGCCCAAAGTGCAACTGGTACAGATGAAGCTCTTGTTGTTTCAACACAATTACTTTGTCAAATGGCAGAACTAGAAGATGGTACAAAAGCCTTTAGTATTGCTGATGCCCCAAATTTACAAAGAGAACTTCCAGAAAATGTATTAAATGAAATAGAACTTTTTTTATTTAATATCAATCTTGATACAGACACAGCAAAAAAAGATTAAAGCGAGATAACTGGTTAAACTTTGAGTTTTTTCTCGCAACAGAATTAGGTAAGACAATAAAAGAATTAAGACAATTAATAACACAAGAAGAGTTAGTATATTGGGCTGCGTATTACGAAAATAAAAGTGAACATGAAAAAAGAATGCATGAAAGAGCAAAAAACAGGTAATATGTAATTAATTGATTTTTGTTTACTTAAGTGGCCGAAAGTATAGTTACCTTAAGAGTTGAAGCAAGAAATGCAATATCTTCTTTAAATAAAACCTCACAAGCAACAAGGAAATTATCACATTCAGCAAAAGGTGCAACCGCTTCATTAGGTTTGGCGTCAAAAGCGGCAAAAGGTTTAGGTGCTTCGTTGGCTGCTTCGCTTGGTCCATTAATCACTTTAGGTGCTGCTGTTGCAACTGTTGGTAATGCAATAGGAACTTTTACAGCTAGAGAAAGAGATATTGCAATTTTAACTCAGGGTTTAAAAAATTTAGGTGCTGGTACTGTTCAACTTAATGAATTACAAGAAGCAGCAAATAGGCTAGGCAATCAAACTTTATTTAACCAAGAAGAATTTACCAGAGGTTTTAACTTATTAACAAGTTTTAGAAATATTGGTGTTGATTCGTATTCAAGAGTCGCACAGGCAGCAGCAGATATTGCACAAGTTAACCAAGTTGATGTAAGTACTTCATTTATGCAATTGGCAAAGGCATTACAAGATCCTGAAAGAAATTTATCAAACTTAAATCGTTCTGGTATTGCTTTTACGAAACAACAAACAGAAGTAATAAAAGAGCTAATGAAAACAAATAAAGTTGCTGAAGCTCATGCAATGATTTTAAGTATTGTTGAGGAAAGTTATAACGGTCTTGCACAAGCTGCTTCAGTAGGGTTTGCTGGTGAAGTTGACACATTGGGTGAATCATTCAGGGATTTTTCAGAGACACTAGGTAAAGCATTAGAACCAACTCTTATTGCAGCGACTCAAGGATTAACTGAATTATTAAAAGTTCTTGATAATTTTCTTAAATCACCATTTGCAAGCTTTGTTTCAGATACATTACAGGCAAGTTTTGAAGGATTAGTAGCAATCGGCCAACAATTTGGCCTTGTGATGAAAGAGTCTTTTGGTGCTGATGCAACAGTAGCATTAGAAAAGTTAAAAAACGGTTTTATTGCTGTTGGAAAACTAATTCAGCATGTAACAAAAGATGCAGAATTTATTGGCAGAGTAATAGGTGGGGTTATTGGTGTAACTATCAGAAATTTTGTAACCTTAAGACAACAAATTAGAGATGCCTTTATCAATTCAACACAGCCAGTCGTAAATTTTTTTGAAGGAATTACCAAATCAGTAGCTCAAACCACAAAAAATTTAGTTCAAGGATTTAGGCAGGCTTTTCAAAGATTAATTGATTTAATACCAGAACCAATAAAAAAATTACTTGGTGGAATTAAATTACCAACATTTAATTTAGATATTGCTTTGCCTAAATTTGAAAGTCCATTTAAGAAATTAAAAGAGGGCGTAAATGCATTAATTCCAGCAGTTATTGAATATTCAGAAGTTGAAAGAACAATTACAGATGAAAATGACAAACAGTTAGATGCAAAAAATAATATTGTTGCAACAGTTCCAAAAATTAAAACAGGAGTAGAAGAACTAACAGACGCAGAAAAAAGAGCAAAAGAAGAGGCAGAAAAACTTAAAGAAACATTTAAAGGTATAGGTAAATCTGTAAGAAATGATCTAGTAAATAACCTTACTGATGCAATCATGGGGGCTAAATCTTTTGGTGATGCTATGAAAAGTGTTTTAGATAATGTTAAAAGACAACTTATACAACTTGCTTTAAATAAAGCAATCGAAGGTATAGGAAAGGCTTTTATGCCAAAAGGTGGTGGAGGTGGTTTTTTCTCTGGTTTATTTGGTAAAAGAGCAAGAGGTGGTCCTGTATCTGCTGGTGGTGCTTTTCTTGTTGGTGAAAAAGGACCAGAAATTTTGCAAATGGGTTCTAAAGGTGGCAATATAATTCCAAATAATGCAATTGGTGGTGGTGACAGTGTTACAAATATGGTTACAGTAAATGTAGATGCAAGTGGTAGCTCAGTTCAAGGGTCTACAACTGATGCCCAACAACTAGGTCAAGTTATTGGTCAAGCAGTACAAGCTCAACTTATCAAAGAAAAACGTGCTGGAGGTTTATTAGCATAATGGCAACTTTTCCCTCTATAACACCGACCTACGGAACTACACAAACAGTAGAACAAAAAAGCATAACTACAAAAATGGGTGATGGATATGAGTTCAGAACTGTTTTTGGTTTGCCAGCAAACAAAAGATTGCATATTGTTAATTTAAGTTTTGCTATATCGGAAACAGATGCCGATACTATAGACACTTTTTTAAATAGCAGATTTGACGATCAAGCTTCTTTTGATTACACAATGACAGGCGAATCTTCAGCAAGAAAATTTAAATGTACTAGCAGATCAAGGTCTATACCATATCTAAACAGAGTAAATATGAACCTTACATTTGAGGAGGTTGCAGAACCCTAATGGCAATACCTACCTCTGAACTTCAAAAAATTAATCCTTCAGCAATAATTGAGTTGTTTGAATTACAGCTAATTGCTTCAATACATGGATCAGATCAACTATACAGATGGCATAGTGGATCAAATCAAAATGGTAATGGAGAGATTGTTTGGCAAGGAAACTCTTATACAAGGTTTCCTGTTGAAGCTGAAGGGTTTGAGTTTACAGGAAAAGGACAAATCCCAAGACCTACTTTGACTGTTAGTAATGTTTTATCTACCCTTACAACTTTGATTGCATCTGTAAATGCTTTTACACCAGCTAACGATCTAAATGGAGCAAAACTTACCAGAATCAGAACAACAGCCGATAATCTTGACGCTGTAAACTTTGCACCTGTCACAACGACTTCAACAACTACAACGACTATTGCTGATCCAGCAGACGCTGAAACTGTAACTTACACAGTGACTGTGGTGCAAGATTCTGGCGGTAATAATGTTTTTGCTCTTAATGGAGTACAAAGACCAGTAATAACAATGAAACGAGGATCAACCTATATTTTTAATCAAGAGGACTCAAGCAACGCAAATCATCAACTTGCTTTTAAGTCAGACAGTGGCGGTTCTTATACAACTGGAGTAACAAATACAGGAACTTACGCTGGACAGACAAATTATATTACAACTTTTCAGCCACCATATCCAGATGCACCAAGCGACTTGAGATATTATTGCACAAGTCATGGCAATGGCATGGGTAATACGATCACTATGAATAATCCCAACACAACCACTTCGACCACAACCACATCATCTTCAGCTCAAACTAATCCTTTTGGAACACCTAGCTCAAATAAATTTCCTGATGAGGTATTTTTTCTAGATAGAAAAGTTTTAGAAAATAGAGAAGTTGTACAGTATGAATTGGTTTCTGCTCTTGATCTTGCAAATGTTCGAGTTCCAAAAAGACAAATTACTAGAAAGGATTTTGACGGAGTTGGTACATTTATTGACGCATGACTTGGAAGGAAAAAGCTGCTAATCATGCTAAAGAATGTTTACCAAAGGAAAGTTGTGGCCTTTTGGCAATAGTAAAAGGTAAAGAGACTTATTTTCCTTGTAAAAATTTAGCTAATGACCAAATATCTTATTTTATTATTGATCCTGATGACTGGGCAAATGCAGAGGATAGTGGAGAACTCGTGGGACTTATTCATTCACACCCAAAAGGTTCTATATTCCCCTCTGAAGCTGATAAGACAGCTTGTGATTATTTAGGTCTTGAATGGCACATCTACAGTCCACAAATGGAAGATTGGTATAGTTTCAAGCCCTCTGGTTATAAGCCGTCATCAATAATAGGTAAAACTTGGATTTGGGGAGCAGCCGATTGTTGGACTATTGTTGTTGATTATTTTAAAGAAAAAGGTTTAATTGTTGGAGATATGATAAGGCCAAAAAGCCCTTATGAAATGCTTTCCAATAACAAGTTTGAAAATGAAATTCCTTCTTGTAATTTTATAGAAGTTGATGACGATATAAAAAAAGATGATTTGTTTTTGTTTAGTATGGGTAAAAATATCGGCTGCCATGTTGGTATTTATGTAGGAGATCAGATGGTTTTACATCATCAAGTAGGTAGACTAAGTTCAAAAGATTTATTGGATTCTCAAATGCAAAAATCAATCTATAAAAGGTATCGTCATGTTGAGAAGAATTAAAGTCTATGGAAAACTTAGGCAGATATTAGGTCAGTCAACATTTGAAGCTGATTTAAATAATGTAGGACAGGCATTTAGTTTTTTACATAATAACTTTCCTGAGTTACAAGAGCATTTGATAAGTCATAAATACAGAGTATGGACAGGAGATAAATTAGTTACTGAAGAAAAAATATTTATGTCAGGTGAAAGTGATATAAGAATTATTCCTGTAGCAACTGGGTCTGGTTTTTTAGTTCCGTTTATTGCTCCTGTTTTTGGGGGTGCGATTTCTTCTGGGTTAAGTGGTTTAGTTGGTGGTGGTATTTTAGGCTCTATCGTTGGTGCTGTTGGTACTTCTCTAATTATTGATGGTGTTACCTCAATGCTTGCTCCACAACCACCTACTATGAGTCCGTCTGGTATGGATACAACAGATCCAGCTTCACTTGCTTCAAACTATTCGTTCAGTGGAATCACAAATATTAGCAAGAGTGGTGTTCCGATTAATTTAATATATGGAGAAACTATAGTTGGATCAGTGACAGTTTCAAATGGTATTGATACAGTTCAAGTCAGAGGTGATGCATAATGGCTGGCATACAAGAATTTAGTCAAGATACTGTCTTTACTAATCCAGAACTACCTACTGATACGCTTTCATCAAAGCAATTTAATACTCTTGTTGAAGTTGTAGGGGAAGGAGAAATTGAGGGATCAGCAACAGCATCAAAAGCTGGTCTTACAAAAGGAACAACGGCTTATAACAATGCTTTTAAAAAAGATATATTCCTTAATGGAACACAACTACTTCTTACTTCCGCAGATAATACATCACCAACAGAAGGTGAATTTAACTTTAAAGATGTAGGTTTTGAACCTAGATTTGGCACATCTAATCAAACTTTTATAAATGGAATATCAAATATTGAAACAGAAACATCTGTTGGAGTTGCCGTAACTTTTGGAAATCCTATTACAAGAGCTGTTTCTAATAACTCTGTTAATGCAATAAGGGTAACAGTATCATTCAACAATATTCAAAAGGTAGAAGATAGTGGAGAGATAACTGGTGCTAGTGCTGGGGTAAAGATAGAAATAATACAAAATAATGGAACTACCACCACACCAATAGATGACACTGTTACAGGAAGGTCAACCAGTGCATACTTCAGAGATTATCTTATAAATTTACCAGCAAATACAAGCTTTCCTATAAACGTAAGAGTGTCTAGAACCACTGCTGATACTACAAGTCCAGAGTTTACAGCCTTTAGCTGGTCAAGTATGACAGAAGTTATATTCAAACAAAATGCTTATCCTGATACTGCACATTTAGCTTTGAGGTTTAGTGCCGAATCTTTCCCAAGAATCCCTAAGAGGTCATTTAGGCTAAGAGGAATTAAGACAAAAATTCCTCATAATGCAACTGTTGATATACAAACTGGTCGTATAACTTATGCTGGAACATTTAACGGAACATTTAAAACTGATAAAGAATGGCACTCAGATCCAGCTTGGGTGCTTTGGGATATTTTAACTAACACAAGATATGGTTTATCAGTTGCTGAGACTTCTTTGGATCAGTACACATTTTACAATCAATCTGTTTATAACAATGAGTTAGTAGATGATGGGGAAGGCGGTCAGGAGGCTAGATTTGCAATTAATGTAAATATCACTCAACAACAAGAGGCTTTCAATTTAATTAATGATATTTGTTCAGTAATGAGGGTCATGCCATTTTATGCGGCTGGTAGTATATCCATATCTGGTGATCGACCATCTGATCCTGTTTATCAATTTACTCTTGCCAATGTAACTGAAGAAGGATTTACCTACAGTGGTTCTTCACTAAAAACTAGACATACTGTTATTAATGTTGGATATTTTGACCTTGAAACTAGGGCTATTGACTATGAAACTGTTGAAGATACCGCAGCTATAGCAAAATATGGCACTGTAATAAAAACTATCAAAAGTTTTGGATGTACAAGTAGGGGCCAAGCTTCACGCATGGGGAAATGGTTTTTATATAACGAACAAAAATCAGGTGAGTCTTGCACATTTAAAATTACTCCTGAGTCTGGGACTTTAGTAAGGTGTGGTCAAATAATTTCTATAAGTGACCCTGTAAAAGCTGGATTAAGAAGAGGTGGAAAAATTAAATCAGCCACAACAACCTCAATAGTGGCTGATGATTCAACAAATACAGACTTAGACAGCACCAATAATGCGACATTAACTGTAATTATGCCTGATGGATCATTAAGCACTAAAACTATTTCAAGTGTTTCTGGAACAACAATTAATGTGGGTTCAGCTTTTTTAAATTCAAGTAATCAAGCCGAAGCTCCTAACGCAAACTCTGTTTTTATAATTCAAAATGATACTTTACAAACAACAACTTGGAGAGTTGTTACAGTCAAAGAAAACCCTGATTTAACTTTTGATATTACTGCTTTAGCTCACGACTCTGCTAAATATGCTTTTGTTGAAGATGGTGTTGCACTACCAACAAGAACAACAACTGTTCTTACAGACTTAAAGCCAGCACCAAGTAATTTGGAAGCCGAAGAAAAAATTGTTGTTATTGATAATAAGGCAGTGAGTAAAATATTTTTAAACTGGCAACCTGTTTTGGGTGTTAATAAATATCAAGTTCAATATAGATTTAATAATGGTAATTTTATTTCACAAAATGTTATCAGTAATACTTTTGACATAGAAAATAGTCAAAAAGGTACCTACGAAGTTAGGGTTTTTAGTTTTAACGCTATTGATAAACCTAGTGCAGAGCCAGCCATTCTTACTGTTAATGCTTTAGGTAAAACAGCACTACCAGACAATCCTACAAATGTAAGAATTGAGCCTATTCAAAACACTGACCTTGTAAGGGTCAGATTCGATCAATCAACCTCTCTTGATGTTCTTCATGGTGGATTTGTTGAAATACGTCATAGTGTTCTAACAGACGGAACTGGTACATTTTTTACTGCTCAAGAACTTGATAAGGTGGCTGGCAACTCTACTTCTGCAACTCTACCTAAATTAGATGGAGAATATATTTTAAAATTTGTTGATGATACTGGAAATAGAAGTGCTGGTGAGGGTTCTGCAATAATAGCTTTACCTGAAGATCAAACATTTTTATCTGCCTTGACCAGACGAGAAGATCAAGACAACCCTAAGTTTCAAGGAACAAAAACTAATACAGAGCTTGATAGCACAAATACTTTTTTACAGTTACAAGATTTAGGTTTTGATTCAATTACAAACTTTAATACTTTAGATGGGACAGCAACTTTAGATGAAGTTTTAACTATTGCTTCGTCTGGTACTTATGATTTTGGTGGGGCTGCTGGTACTACATTCTTGGATTTAGGAGGTGTTTTTAATGTCAACTTTAAACGTCATTTAAAATCTAATGGTTTTTTGCCTAATGATAATTTTGATGCAATACAAGATTTAGAGTTAAGACAAAATTTTGATGGTATTGATATTGCAAATGTTTCTTCAGATGTTTTAGTTGCTATTACCCAAGATGACCCTAGTTCTGGATCACCAACATACACAGCTTTTCAAACCTTTACTAATTCAAACTTTAAAGGGCGAGGATTTAAATTTAGATGTTCTATGGCATCAACAGACCCTTCAGCAAGCATTAAAGTTACAGAGCTTGGTTATACGGCATCATTTACAAGAAGAACAGAACAAAGCCCAGCATTGATAACATCAAGCGGTGCAACTGATGTAACATTTCAAGCTCCATTTTTTACAGGGGCTGCTGGTTTGGGAGGCACTAATAGTGCGTTACCTAGCGTTGCAATTACAAGTCAAAATATGCAAAGCGGTGATTTCTTTGAATTAACAAATATAACAGGCACTGGATTTAGGATTACTTTTAAAAACGGATCAAGTACAGTAAATAGAAATTTCACATATCAGGCTGTCGGTTTTGCCAAAGGAGGGTAGAATAGGCACAAAGCTTTTAATTTATGGCACAAGTTTCAGACTATACAATCAATAATGATAGCGGTGCAAATGTAAGAGCCGACCTTAATAATGTCTTTGCCGCTATACAGAGTTTGAATAGTGGCTCATCTGATCCAGCACATTCAGCTACAGTTGCAAATATGCTGGTTGTTAATACAACTTCAAACCTTTTAAAAATAGTAAACGCCAGTAATAATGGGTTTATAACTATTGGTAATGTAACTCAAGCTAACTTAGGGCTTGCCCCTTTAGCTGGTGCAACTTTTACAGGAAAAGTAATTCATAACTATGTAACAAGTGTAAGGATGCCTCAGGGTGATACGAGTGAACGAGGAACAAGTGCAAATGGAGATTTTAGATATAATAATGAAACTCATAAATTTGAAGGTTATCAAAACGGAAACTGGGGAGATATCGGTGGTGGCGGCGGTGCGACTGGTGGTGGCTCAGAGGCTATTTTTCACGAAAATGAGAATCAGATGGATCAAGACTATACGATCGGAGATGGTACAGCTAATATAAATGCAGGAGTTTTTGGGCCTCTAACAATTAATGCGACTTTAACAATTCCAAGTAGTTCTGTTTTATCTATCGTTTAACTATGGCTTTTATTATTAACGGAACAACAGGAATAGCAACAGTTGACGGAAGTGTTTCTGCACCGAGTCAACGTGGGCAGGACAACAATACTGGAATATCTTATGCTTCAGATACCATAAAGTTTTCAACTAATGGTGTTGAAAGGTTAGCTATTACAAATAGTGGATTAAGTGGTGATGGTTCTGGGTTATCAGGTATTGCTGCTGGTATAACAATGGCAGATATGTGGAGAGTAAATGCAGATGCTACAGGTTCACAAGCACCCATAACTTCAAATTGGGAACGTGTTGATACAAACTATGCAAAGATTGGTACTGGAATGTCAGAATCAAGTGGAGTTTTTACTTTTCCATCAACAGGAATTTATTATTTAATTCATAAATGTGCTTGGGCTTTTTCAGGAAGTGACAGTTTTTTGAGCAGTCGAATGGATGTTTCAACTGATAGTGGTAGTAACTATTCAATGCGATCTTATGCTTATAATTATTTGAATAATTTTGCAGATACACAATACATAACCTCTATGGGTGATTTTATGCTTGATGTTACAGATACAAGCACTACAAGAGTGCGGATGCACGCTTTAACAGGAAATAGCAGTGTGACTTTGATTGGAGATTCAAGTGCTAATTTTACAACAATAACTTTTCTTAGATTAGGAGATACTTGATGGACTACACAACTGGAAGGCCAAATGATATTGAAGATTATCTTGTTACTGTACGCACAGGACAATGGTTTGGGTGGTCTGACTCTAAAAATAAAATTTATGCAAATTTAGTTGTACATGATGGTGGTTCAAAACCTACAGAATCAGATTGCATTAATGGACTTGCTGCATTACAAGCTGCATGGGATTTAGAAAATGATAGTTATAAGTCACAACGTAAAGCAGAGTATCCAAGTATTGAAGATCAGCTAGATACGATTTATCATAGTGGTGTAGCTGGTTGGAAAACTAAAATCAAAGCTATCAAAGACAAGTATCCAAAACCTAGTTAAGTATGGCAAGTATAAAACTAAAACACGCATCAGGTAATAGCACTATTTTAAATAGTCCAGCAGCTAATCCTACCAATGATGTCACTTTAAAATTACCATCTACAACTGGATCTGCTGGTCAGGTTTTAAAAGTAGCAAGTGCAAACCATAGTTCTACAAATGCAGAACTTGAGTTTGCAACAGGAGGAGGAGGTAAAATTCTGAAAGTAGAATCAACAACAAAAACTGATATATTTTCAAGTACTGCTGTGCAAACTTTCACAGATATTACAGGACTTAGTGTAGATATAACACCAAGCGCAGCAGGTAGTAAAATTTTAGTTAGTGCTCATGTTTCCTTTGGTTTAGATGTTTCACATTCATTAGTGGTTTTTAGATTTGTAAGAGATAGCACTGCAATAGCAATAGCTGATGCTGCAAATAACAGACCTAGGGGAACATTTGCAAGTAAGCCTGCTGATGATGCTCATACTGATAACGCTTGTGGAATACATTTAGATACACCTTCTTATAATTTAGGAGATACTTTGACATATAAAGTTCAGTTTTATGACTATCATGCAAATACTTTTTATGTTAATAGATCATTTAGACACTTTGATGCTACTACTTATGATATGGTAGGTGTTTCAAATATTACAGTACAAGAGGTAGGAGCATGAGTTTAGATCATGAAGCGATAAGAAAAGCATATCCTGATGCTGTAACTATTGATGATTCTAGTGGTGCATTTGACAAAGATAATAAATCTATAACCCTTGAGCAAACTAAGATTGATGCTGCACGAACCACACTTGATGCTGAAGCTGCTGCTGTTAAATACAAAACCGATAGAACAACAAATGGTTCTACAAC